AGGTGATCGTGGCGGTGCTGCTGCCGCTCATCGCCATCGTCTTAACGGGGCCGGGACTGGGGGCAGCGGTGGCCCGCCACCTGTTCCAGCTCGCCGTGCCCTGATCGGGGATATCGTTACCGGCCGCACGTGGCCGGACCGTCTCATCTGCCTCTCGGCTATCGCCGCGGCGGCGATTTTCGGCTGGCGCCTGTTCTCATGAGGCGCTGGTGGACGCGGAACGACGAGCGCGTTCTGCGGGACTACTACGGCCTGGTCGATGATACGACCCTGGCCGCCACGCTCGGCAGGACTGAGGTGGAGCTGCGTCAGATCGCGCGCTGCATCGGCCTCACCCTCCCCGAGGATCGTCCCCGCCGGGACGATCCATCACGCAACCCGAAAAGGAGCTCCACAGGTCATGCGTAGCCTGCTCGCGGCCCTCGCCGCAGTGGCACTGCTGCTCGGGACAGCCGCCAGTGCCGCCGACAAGCTCTCACCGCCGGCCCGGTCGATGATGGACCCGCCGGCCGAAGGGTCGGTCCACAACGGGGCCTATGCCGGCCTCACGGTCGGTTATTCGGCCGCGGTGTTCGATGCCCAAGGCGCCGATCTTGGGTCGGACAAGCCGTTGGCCGGCCTCTACGGCGGATGGGGGCGCGTCGCCTCGGGCGTCTACTACGGCGTGGAAGCCGATGTCATGCTGACCGACATCAGCGCGAAGATCGGCGCCGATGATTTTTCCGTCTCGGGAAAAAACGATTACCTCGCCTCCCTCCGGCTGAGGATTGGTTTTCCGATCGGCCTCGCGATGCCCTATTTGACGGCTGGGGCGGCATACACGAATGCCAAGCTCAAGGTGAGCGACGGCATCGACACCGTCAGCGCCAGCGACGGGCTGTGGGGCCTTGCAGCTGGCGGTGGCCTTGATCTGGCGCTCACCGAGAACTCCGTCATGCGCGTCGAGGGGCTCTACTACGCGTTCCCTGACCAGAGCCTCACCTTCGACGGCGACAAGATCAGGATGGAGCAGACCATGACCGTGGTCCGAGCGGGCTTCGCCTTCCGGTTTTGACCATGTTCGAGACGCCGCAAGTGTGGGCATGGGCCGGCCTGATCGTTACGATTGGCGTTTGGGCCGCCTATGCTCTGTGGAGCACATGGAGATCATAGGCAGTGCTGCTGGGAGCCCTGTTGCTGCTGATCAGCCTGATACTGATGGCGTGGATCGTGGCAGCGGGCGCACAGGATTGATTATGCAGAAGGACGCGGAGTGCATCGCTACAGCGAAACCTATCGCTGCCAGCAGCGAGGCACGGGTTGAGCAGATCAAGAAGCATTTGCTCCCCAACAGGTTCCCGAAGGGCAAGAGCGGCAATCCGAAAGGCCGTCCGAAGCGGGTCATCGACGCGCTGAGAACGGCGGAGGAGGCCAGCGAGAAGGCCATGAAGGTCCTGGTCAAACTGCTGGCAGAGGACCAGCCGCCGCAGGTGCGGATTGCGGCGGCGAACGCCATTCTGGACCGGGCGGTAGGCAAACCGAAGCAGCAGGTCGAGGCGAAGGTTGAGCACAGCGCCGATAGTCAGGGAGAGAAGCCAGTATCCGAGACTGATCGATGGCTTGCGGAACTCGCCCAGGAGCGAGGAGGAGAAGAGGCAGGCTCTCCGGCGTCTCTGCCAAACTGATCTGTTCTTTTTGCTCGTCTATGGCCTCGACCGGCAGGATGCGGACAACGACTGGGTGTTTGATCGCTGCCGCGAGGTGCAGGCAGAGCCCAATGGCAGGCTCGATCTTTGGGCGCGCGAGCACTACAAGTCCACCATCATCACGTTTGCGCTCACCATCCAGGACGTGCTCAACGATCCCGAGCTGACGGTTGGGATATTCTCGCACACGCGGCCGATCGCGAAGCAGTTCCTGAGGCAGATCAAGCTCGAGTTCGAGCGCAACGAGAAGCTGAAGCGCTGGTTCCCGGACGTCCTGTGGGAAGACCCGAGGAAAGAGGCGCCCAAGTGGAGCGAGGACGAGGGTATCGTCGTCCGCCGCCGGACCAACCCGAAAGAGGCGACGATCGAGGCGTGGGGGCTGGTTGACGGTCAGCCGACCTCCAAGCACTTCAGGCTCGGGGTCTACGACGACGTGGTCACGCGCGAGAGTGTGAGCACGATCGCGATGATCCGCAAGACGACGCAGGCGTGGGAGCTCTCCCGCAATCTGATGGCCGTCGGCGGGGCCTCGCGCTACATCGGCACGCGGTATGCCTACGCCGACACCTACGCTGAGATGATGAAGCGCGGCATCCGGCCGCGCATCTACGCGGCAACCAGGGACGGGACGGCGGATGGCGAGCCGTGGCTGATGCCGCGCGAGGTGCTGGCGCAGAAGCGTATCGAGATGCAGGATACCTTCTGGCCACAGATGATGATGGAGCCCCGCGCCACGGCGGACGCCTATTTCCAGCGGGAATGGTTCCGCTGGTTCAGGCTGGCTAACGCGCCGTCCAATCTCCGCACCTACGGCGCGAGCGACTACGCGGTGACGGCGGGCGGTGGCGACTGGACGGTGCACGGCGTCGTTGGGCTCGACACCGACGACAACATCTATCTGCTCGACCTCTGGCGCGGGAAAACCGAGAGCCACGTGTGGGTCGAGGCGTTCATCGATCTGGTCGCCAGGCACAAGCCGCTCGCCTGGGCTGAGGAAAGCGGACAGATTACCCGGTCGCTGGACCCCTTCATCCGCCGGCGGATGCTGGAGCGGCGGGTCTACTGTCTGCGCCGGCCGTTTTCCAGCGCAGCGGACAAGCCGACACGGGCCCGCGCGTTCCAGGCACGGGCGGCGATGGGCAAGGTCTTCCTGCCAGAGGACGCGCCCTGGATTGACGATCTGCTGCACGTGCTGCTGAGCTTCCCGCTCGGTGAGCATGATGACGATGTTGACATGCTTGGTCTGATCGGCCGGATGCTCGACACCATGCAGGGTGCCCGGAAAGGGGCTCCTGAGAGACCGCCTCCGAGCAAATGGGATCAGGCATTCGCCCGGCGCAGAGCCGCTGCGGGTGCCGCGGCGGCGGGCTGGAAGGGGCTGTGACGCGCGATACAAGGATCATAATGGCCTATGACAGCGAAGCCGCTGGCAAACCGGCGGCGGCCGACAGTGACGAGGTGGAGGGCATCGCCCTCGAGACCCTCGTCCAGATGTTCGAGGGAGCCGAGGAGGCGACGTTCCAGGCGCGCAAGCTGGCAGAGCGCGACCGCGACTACTACGACCACAAGCAGCTGACGGCCGAGGAGCGCCAGGCGCTCCGGGAGCGAAACCAGCCGGACGTCATCATCAATCGCATCCAGCCGAAGATCGATTTCCTGCTCGGCTACGAGACCGAGCTGCGGAGCGATCCGAAGTGTTTCCCGCGCACGCCCAAGGATGAGGACGCGGCCGTCGCGGCGACCGATGCCCTGCGCTACGTGGCGGACGAGAACGAGCTGTCGCAGAAATTCAGCCAGGGCTGGGAGTATCTGCTGATCGAGGGGGTCGAGGCCTTCGAGCTGACGGTCGATCCCGAGGCCGATAACGACGTCGTGGTAGTCGAATGGGCGTGGGATCGGATTTTTTGGGACCCCTATAGCCGCAAGGCCGACTTCTCTGACGCGACCTACCTCGGTGGCGTCACCTGGATGGACGAAAGCCAGGCGCGGGAGCGGTGGCCGGACGGCGGGGCGGCCATCGACGCCGCGATTGCGGATGCGGTCGGCAATTCGAGCACCTACGAGGACAAGCCCTGGAAGGCGTGGTCCTCGGGGCGGAACCGCAAGCGGGTGCGGATCGTGCAGATGTACTATCTGCGCAACGGTGAGTGGCACCAGTGCATCTTCACCAAGGGCGGCAAGCTTGAGAGCCTGGCGGTGCCGTTCCGGGACCACCGCAACCGTTCGTGGTGCCCGATGATCTTGCAGGCGGCCTACGTCGATCGCGAGAACAATCGCTACGGGCTGGTGCGGCAGATGATCGGCCCGCAGGACGAGGTCAACAAGCGCCGCTCGAAGGCGCTGCACCATCTCACGGCCAAGCGGTACAAGTACGAGGACGGCGCGATTGACGATCCCGATCTGGCCCGCAAGGAGCTGGCGCGGCCCGACGGGATGATCCGCGTCAATCCCGGTTTCGTCTTCGAGGAGCTCGACAATAAGGCCGATTTCCGCGGCCACCTGGAGCTGCTCCAGGAGGCCAAGAACGAGATCGACCTGCTCGGGCCCAACAAGGCCCTGACCGGCGATGCCAACAGCCCATCGGGACGGGCGCTGCTGGCCAACAAGCGGAGCGGTCAGACCGAGATCAGCAGACTGATGGATAGGCACTTCTATTTGAAGAAGCGGGTCTATCAGGGCATCTGGAACCTGATCCGGCAGTACAAGACGAGCGAGTGGTGGGTCCGCGTCACGGACGACGAGAAGAACGTCCGCTTTGTCGGCTTCAACCGTCCCGTCACCCTGGGGGAGGAGCTGGCCCGCCGGCTGGCGGCCGATCTGCAGCAACAGGGTGTTCCGCCCGACCAGATCGAGAGCCAGGTGCAGGCACAGATGGCTCAGCTCCAGGCCGATCCGATGCAGGCCATGCAGCTCCAGCAGGTCGTGCGCGTCGAGAACGTGCTGGCGGACATGAACATGGACATAACGGTGGAGCAGGTTCCCGACACGGCCAACGTGCAGGAAGAGCAGTTCCAGGCTCTGGTCCAGCTGGCGCCGGCTGTGGTCTTCCCTCCGGCCGTTTACCTCAAGGCCTCGGGGTTGCGGAACAAGGACGAGCTGCTCAAGGAGCTCGAGGGCGCGAACAGTCCCGAGGTGAAGGCGGTCCAACAGAAGCAGGTCGAGCAGGCCATCGCCAGGGGAGACAGCGAGATCGAGTTCAAGCGGGCCCAGGCCGCCAAAGCGACGGCTGAGGCCGACAGGATCAGGACGGAGACTGCGGCTGGCAGTGCCCAGGCGGCATTGCTGGCGGGCGCCGGAACCGATTTGCCTGTTGCTCCGAGCGGGGGCAACGGCAGTGTGCTGCCGCCGGGCTGAACGGGCGTTTACTTATTGAGCGTGCCGCCGCCGGGCTGAACGGGCGTTGAGGCCGCCGCCGGGCTTTCGGGCGTCACAGAGGACCGCATGACTGAC